CGCCGCATCCTGGATCACATACCATTTGGGCAATGCTCTGGGTATGGCTGAATCTAATGGATTGTAGTCTCGGAGATTGGGCAGTTCTAAAACATCTCCATTCATGAGTTTGCGTCCCATGGTGTCGATCATGTCATTGTAATGGAATGTGATGAACAAGGTATCGTTGTTCAGGAATAGTCCAAACTGGGTGAGATCAAAGTCGATATCCTGCTGGCGATAAACGCCGCGCATGACATAGATATCATTGTCGTATGCTCGATCACGGTTCTCCAACAGCAGCAGGTCTTCGATAAACAGCGGGTTTGTTGAGTCGTACTTGGGCAAGGTAGCATCGTTGTTGCCAGTGTTATCGTTGGTGAGCGGACCCAAGTATTTGTGCAAATACATGTCCACCCCGCCAACTGTGTACATTTCACTAATTGTGCGGTCGAAAAAACGGTAATCCGCAGTGCGATTGGGACGGTATAGACTGAGTCTTGGCATGGTGTCGTATTTATGGGCAGGTTGACCAGAAAGTTTGCTTCAGTTATAATACTGGAATGAAAGTCATAAAGCTAGACCGCAGATACAAACCGTATAAAGAAGCCGGGTACCAAGCCGGCCTGCGATTTGAGAGCTGGTGGGATCATAAAGACAAAATCTCCCAGATTGAATCAATCTGCCAAGCCCGCTTGAACAGCAGCTGGGCGGCCAAGAACTCTGATTGGCTTGCGTATTTTGGAAAACGAAGATACAGCATATCCGCACCCTACTACATCATGTTTCGCCGGGAATCAGACATGACATTTGTGCTCTTGTGCGCGGACTTGACCAAAAAAGTCTGATGTGCTATAATTACATCATAAACACTAACAAAGGATTCGTATGGCAACCCTAGCGGCAAAAACCAATGTCAAAGCATTGAACCCTCGCAGCCCCGACACCAAGTATGTGGGCAACGAACCTGAATGGCGTGTGCAACCCACAAGCAATCGCGTGAGCAAATTCAGCAATGCGTTTGGTTGGTACAACTACTTCTACGGCAAGAAAGATGCCAAGGACTTTATCGCAAGTTACTTGGATGCACACAACCGCACCCGGGATGCTCGTCGTATCCGCACCTTGCCTGACAGTCAAATTCGACTGACCACAGGCTGGCTGTGCCGCATGGTCACCGTGGGCCTGGAACTTACAGATCAGGAACAGATCAAACTTGACAATCTGATCCAGGAACTGTTGGCAGAAAAACAAACTGACCCTGTAGAAGCAGTGGAAGCAAAGCCCGCTGGCCCTACGATCCAGGATCGCTTGAAGGAAAAAGCGTCAGAATGTGCCGGCGAGATTGAAGGCCTGTTTGACGACTTCATCGCCGCAGGTGCCAAGATGAGTGCTCAATTCCAGCCCATCACCATCATCCGTGGACACAATGTGGCACCGCAGTTGATCCATCAGATCCAGCAAATCTGGAAAGGTCACTTGACTGAACTAGAAGCAGTAGTGGCAGGCAAAGATGCACAGTTGGTAGAAGGCTACGGGCGTTTTACCAAAACTCAGCTCAAGCAACTGGTAAAGTTTGCCGAGCAAGTGATCACTGACTGCAACAACTATGTGCAGATCAAGAAAGTGGAACGCAAACCGCGAGCAAAGAAAGCAGTGAGTGCTGAAAAAGTCACAGCTAAGTTCAAGTATCTCAAGACATTCCCAGATCTCAAACTGGTGAGTGAGCCTGCTGTGAAGCTAGTAGATGCCACAGAAGCCTGGCTTTACGACACTGTGAAACGCAAGCTGATCCATGTCGTTGGCGATGCACATCGTGGTAGCTTCACTGTGAAGAGTTCGGCTGTGATTGGGTTTGATACAGGCACAAGTTCGCAGAAAACCCTGCGTAAGCCAGCAGAGACCTTGAAAGCACTGTTGGCAGCAGGTAAGCCAGCCACACGCAAGATCTTCAAAGAGTTAGGCACCACAGAGACCCAATGGAACGGGCGCGGCAACGATAACTTGATCATACTCAAGGTCTGGTAATGTGCTAAATATCAGGGACGGAGTCCCTGATGCAAGAACAACAACCCATAGACCTAACGACACTCAAGAACAATCTTTTTGAGTATGTGCGCCTGCAACTGGGCAGTCAGATCATTGACATTGAACTGGACCCGGCTCACTTTGAAGCAGCATACCAGAAGACCATTGGCACTTATCGTCAAAGGGCCAATAATGCGTATGAAGAGTCATACAGCTTTATGCAGTTGGTGAATCAACAAAACATCTATACCCTGCCCCAGGAAGTGCAGAGTGTGCGACAGATCTTCAAACGCACATTTGGTATAGCATCAGGGCCCATGGGCTCAAACTTTGATCCGTTCAGTCAGGCACAGATGAATGTGTATCTGATCAACTTCAATCAATCTGGTGGATTGGCCACATACGATTTCTACAGTCAATATGTGGAATTGGCTGCTAGAATGTTTGGTGGATTTTTAAATTACACCTGGAATCCTGTCACAAAGAAACTGCAAATCATCCGGAATCCGCCAGGAGGCGGCGAAGTGGTATTGCTGTGGACCTACAATCTCAAACCCGAGATTCAATTGTTGGCTGATTTCCAGATCCAGCAGTGGATTAGAGATTACATGGTAGCAGTGAGCAAGATGATCATTGGTGAAGCCCGTGAGAAATTTGGCACTATCGCCGGACCCAATGGCGGCGGCACACTGAACGGTACTGCTATGAAATCGGAAGCCAAGGCCGAGATGGATTCGTTAATTACACAATTGGTGAATTATGTTGATGGAAGTCAACCGTTAACCTTTGTGATTGGCTGAGATCTGTGCTATAATCAGCACATGGCTGATTTAATGATTGATATCGAAACGGTAGGCACTGGCCCAGAAGCCTGTATACTGACTATTGCTGCCCAGACCTTTGACCCACTGGGCACTGGCTATCACACGCAACAATTCTATGCTCGAATCGATCCGGACAGTCAACCTGGCCGCAACATCGAACAGGGCACTATTGAGTGGTGGGCAACTCAACCCGCAGCCGCACAAGAAGAGGCATTTGGTCCGGACAATCGAATCTCACTGGACACTGCATTAGAAGAACTGGGTCAACTGATCTGGAAATCAAAATCAATCTGGGCCAACGGTCCTACTTTTGACATGAACATTCTTGAGCATGCTTACAAGAGTTTTCACCGGCCGCTGCCTTGGCAATACTACCGAGTAAGAGATGCTCGAACTGTGTATGCTCTGTATCCGGACTTGGGAAAACCACCTGCCAGCCATCATGCACTGGAAGATTGCCGCAGACAGATCGACTTGTTACAGGCCACGCTAAAACATCTAAATGTAAAGGTACTATCATGATCATTGGCATCTGCGGATTCATCGGTGCAGGCAAAGACACTGCTGCTGACTATCTTGTAAACTTCCACGGTTTCCGCCGAGACTCATTTGCTGCCACACTCAAAGACGCTGTGGCAGCAGTATTCGGCTGGGATCGAGAATTACTAGAAGGCCGAACAAAATCAGCACGAGAGTGGCGAGAACAGGTGGATCCGTGGTGGGCCAACCGTCTTGACATGCCCCATTTGACTCCGCGCTGGATTCTGCAACATTGGGGAACAGAAGTGGGCAGAAATTCTTTTCACACAGACATCTGGATCTCCAGTTTGGAAAACAAATTACGAAAAAGTTCGGACAACATTGTGATCTCGGATTGCAGATTCTACAATGAAGTAGCAGCTATCAAGAATCAAGGTGGTCAGGTTATCTGGGTCCAGCGTGGAATGATTCCGCACTGGTATGACATAGCAGCTAAGGCCAACCACGGTGATGAAGCAGCACAGCGTTGGTTGGATTCAGAAGGCATTCATGCTAGTGAATATTCATGGGCAGGCACTACGTTTGATCATGTTATAGAGAACAATCTTATTGTGGCTGAGTTATATGATCAACTCAGTGATCTGCTTGCAGTGGATTTGGCACCCAAGGAACGTCTAGCCGCCTGACTTCCTCCACACAGTTCAGGCACACAGTCCTGAGATTGTTTAGAGCAACAGTGTTCATGTTGCCATCCATGTGATACACCAAGGTCTGGCTGGAATATCTAGGCCGGAATCCACAGCGATCACAGGTGGGTTTTTTCTTGTAACCGGCCTTTTTCCACAGTGCTTCCGGTGGCCGGATTTTTTTGTTTCGCCGTATGCAGTGATCGCATCGTGTTCGGTAGTGCGTGACATCTTCTCGACGATAGTTCACTGCCACCGGGCGTTGATTGCAGGCTGTGCATATGGGTCTCATGACGTATTTATTCAACAAACCTTTGCAAAGGGCATCGCAACACCATGAGTTTTGGTCACATTCGATAAATATCTACAACAGTTTTTAAAGGAGCCAACATGGCACTACTAGTATCACCAGGAGTCCAAGTCACAGTCATTGACGAAAGTCAGTACCTTCCAGCAGCCACAAATTCAGTACCTTACTTTTTGATTGCCACAGCACAGAACAAAGTATCAGGTTCAGGAGTGGGAATAGCAGCAGGAACATTAGCAGTCAACGCCAATCGCCTGTATCTGATCACCAGTCAGCGTGATCTTGCAGCCACATTTGGCAACCCATTCTTCTACAAAACCACAGCAGGCACACCCATCAATGGTTACGAACTCAACGAATACGGTTTGTTGGCCGCGTTTTCTGCAATGGGTGTGACCAATCGTGCATATGTACAGCGTGTGGATATTGATCTCACCGAACTCACTGCCACCTTGGTTCGCCCCACTGGTGACCCTGACAATGGCACATATTGGTTGAACACTGCTGTGACTCAGTGGGGTATCTTTGAATGGAATCAGACCACTGGTGCATTCACTAGCACAATACCCAGCGTGATCACCAGCACTGCTGAA